TTTAGAGAAGAAATCGAGCGTGGTCGTGAAAGCATGAAGATCAAGCTCCGGCAGCTCCAATGGAAAACAGCAGAGCAAGGCTCAAACGCAATGCTCATATTTTTAGGTAAACAATATTTAGGTCAATCAGATCGTAACGAATTTGAACTTGTAGGCAATCTCGAGGGATTACTCAAAGAGTGTGGCTACGAAGAATCACCGATTGAAAAGAAAAGTATTAAACAAGCAGAAGCTCTGGAAGATACTCAAGTACCAGCCCTCGCCTAATCAGCAGGAGGTACATGAGTCGACAGCTCGATTCCGAGTAAACATCCAGGGCAGACGATCAGGCAAAAGTTATAGTGCAGCTAAAGAGATATTGCCATACCTCCTAACTCCAAATACGAGAACGTGGATAGTGGCTCCTACTTTAGATTTAGCTGACAAAATTATGCGTGAAGTCAAAATAGATGTACTCACTAAACTGAGACTTCCAATCGCATACAAAAAAGAGGTCAGTGGAGCAGTGCATTACATGAAGCTTGCTGGTCTAAACAGTGAAATATCGGTGAAGTCAGCAGACCGACCAGAGTCATTAGTTGGAGATGGCATAGACCATTTAGTAATTGAAGAAGCAGCGAAGATAAGGAAGATTGTTTGGGAGCAATATTTAAGACCAACTTTGTCAGACAAACAGGGTTGGGCGTTATTTACGACAACGCCCGAGGGATTTAATTGGGTCTACGACCTATGGCAACGAGGAAAATCAGATGAGTTCCCTGATTGGGAGTCATGGCAGCACCCAAGCTGGGAGTCCCCATTTTTCAAAGATGACATAGAGGAGTTAAAAAAGACATTAACCTATGAAACATTCCAACAAGAGTTCGGCTCACAATTTACCTCATTTTCTGGCAGAGTCTTTCCATTTGACCGCACCATACACATTCAAAGACTCAAGTTTAACCCCGACTTACCCACTTATTGTGGAATTGACTTTGGATACCGCACAAGTGCCTGTGGATTTTTCCAGACTGACCCAAGGCAAGGTAAGGATAAGGTATATCTAATAGATGAGATTTGGGAAGAAAATATCAAAACCGAGGACTTTGCAGACAAAGTGAGGGCTAAGGGCTATCCGATCATTCGATATTTTGGAGATCCAGCAGGCGGTGGAGTCCAGGGAAGCGGTATTTCTGATATTGAACAATTTAGAAAAAAGGGAATGCGGGTTGATTTTAGAACAGACAAGGTATCCCGGAATATCGCAAACGGCATCACCCACATGAGAACATGGTTCGAAGATGCTGCTGGTAACACACATTTTTACGCAGACTCGAGAGCAAAGAAATTCATCTCCAGCTTTGAGAACTATCGTTATCCAGAGAAGAAGAAAGATCAAAAGCTTAAAGAAGAACCTTTAAAGGATGGTCTAAATGATCACGCCTGTGATGCGAGTAGATATTTTTTTTGTAACCTATTTCCTATTAAATCGAGAACCGCAGGAGTAATTGACTGGTAATATGATTATACAAGATTTATCTGAACAGCTTATTATAGATAGTTTATCTGACTATCTAAACAATATTGAAACAAAACGCACAAGAGAGCGTGAGTACCTTCTTGATTTTTATGAGGGGTTCAATATGGAGAACTATGTAGGGGAGTATTTTGGCTCAGAATCCCTACAGCAAGTCCCCATGTTTGCCCAGAATCTCACAAGGCGTGTATGTAAGGCCAGAGGGCAAGCTTATAAACGACCCCCCAGAATGAAGGTCGATGATCGCTATAAGGACTTTGCAGACATCCAAGACCTTAACGCCAAGCGCAGACAATTAGAGCAAACTACATTTCTCTTAGGGACTATGGGCTTTCGAAGTCTCTGGAACCCAAGGCGTAATAGGGTTGAATTTGAATTACTTCCTTTCGTAGAGCCATTATTTTTACCAGGAGAAAAGGAGCCTTTCGGGTGCATTTATGCTATTGAAAACGAGGGTTTAGCCAAACTTACTAAACAGGAGTTTATTGTATGGACCGCTGAGAGAGACGGTAAACCAGGCAGACATTTCGGGATTGACGCAAACGGAGACAAGTTTTCTTTTAATGAGGGGGATGTTAACCCCTACGGTATCATCCCGGTATCATTTGTTCATCGCTACCCGCCTATAAGGGATTTCTTTGTGGGTGGTGCTGAAGATGTAGTAAGGGCTGACCTTGCATTATCTGTAGCGGCTATGGAAATATCACTGTGTATCAGACTTGGTGCTATTGGCGTAAAGTTTGTCACAGGCGTAGATGACAGATCACGCATTTCTATGGGTGTTGATAAAATATTATACCTTCCAGAAGGCGCAAATTTTGGCGTAACTGGCCCATCAGCAAGTATAAGTGATTTAATTTTAGGTGCGAAATACCTTGTTGAGACTACTCTCAATAACAATCAACTCAGAGTAAAATTTATTGATTCTCATGGCAATGCAGAATCCGCAGAAGCCTTGAGGGTACAGGAGATAGACAATTATACCGAAGTCCAAGCCAACATCGAAGATACCTGGAGAGCATGGGAGCATAGGCGTTTTGAGATTGACAGACGCATTATTGAAGTACAAACAGGCAAGAAACTTGCTGATGAATATCTGGTAGACTTTGAAGAGCCTCAAGTTCTATCACCATCTGAAGAGAGAGAAATGTTCACCTGGTTATTCCAGAACAAGCTTGCCACTCGCCAAAGCTATCTTATGCTTAAAAATCCCGATATGCTCCCAGAGGATGCAGAAGCCTTATTATCTGAGGTAGACGAATCCGAAGCACAACCAGAACAGAACAGGCTCCTCAATAGACTACAAAGCTAATGCCGCTATCGAATACTATTGATAGTGCAGTTGCAGACTTTGAAGCCAGACTCACCGAAGCTCAAGACCAATTCACCCAAGATGTAGAAGAATTAAGGGAACAAGGTCTATCCACAGAAGAGATACTTGCAATTTTAGCTGGTATTTCAATGGTGGATTACTGGCTTTCAGACCTTCAGATGCAGCAAGCGGTCAATCGCCTGATGATCTCATTCGACACACTTTTAGACGATGCAGTATTCTTTGGTAAGGTATCAGAGACGCAACTTGTAGCGCTTCGCAATATGCAGCAGGCATCCATCCTGAGATACACAACTGACATTGGTGAGAGGGTAAGATTATCCTTAGTCCAGGGGGTACTCCAGAAAATGCCACAAAAAAGCATTAAAGCCATGCTGTTAAGAGATTTAACGATAAAACCGTATCAGGTAGACACAATTATCACTACCTCAATGGCTACCTACTCAAGATCACTCACGCTTTTACAATTAGAACAAAATCCAACTCAATCTCTCATTTATCAAGGCCCAATGGACTCTAAGACCAGACCAGTGTGTATCCGCATGTTGAAAGAAGGCGGGATGACACAAGCCCAGGTAGAAGCCAAATATCCAGGCGCATTACGAGACGGTGGCGGCTTTAATTGTCGGCATCAGTGGGTTGCATTGTCACCTAAGACTCAAAATAGGGACATACAGCAAAGAGCTAAAGTGGCGTATCAGGGTATGGTAACAAAGGCGAAGCTGAAGGGCAGATCGTTCAGCATCCCACAAACATTAGAGCAGTATTATAATGATTAATCTTCAAAAAGCGTTCAAGTTCGGCAGGCCATTCTTTCAGAGTGTAGGCCGTATTATTTTAAAGATCCACAGAAGGCGCATCTTCCATGAGGGGCGCAATGCTGCTGGAAATCCCTTTATAGCATATACCAATGCTTATCGTAAAAGAAAGATGGCAGGCAAAGCAGCTCCCAATCAGGTAAGTAAAAGTGGAAAGCCTGATTTAACGCTTACTGGCAAGATGCGAGAATCATTTAATTATTTAAAGTCCTCTGCACATGGATTCGAGTATGGAATCGAAGATCCAGATATGGCAGAGCGCATGGAATTTCAGGGACCAAAGAAGAAATCCCGCAAAAGATATGTATCAACAAAACAAAACCCTCTACCCCCTAACGAGCAGAAGCTAATTATGCGTGAAATGCAGAACCAGCTTATTAAGAATTTCACTAAGGAGATTCGCAAGAACGGAATGGGGTATAAGGTGTACACCATATAGGAGATATTATGGAAACGGACGTAAAAGTCGAGCAGCAGGCTCAAGCCCAAGAACAGGCCAATGTTCAAGAAAGCACCAATGCAAGCGCTGAAATTGGAACGCTTATCGCAGATGCGAAGAAGTACAGACATCAGCGCCAGGAAGCTGAAGCAAAGGTAAAGGAATTGCAGGATCAACTCAATGTTAATCAAGAAGCAGAAATGCAGAAGAACAATGAGTGGAAGGATCTAGCTACTAAGTACAAGTCTGAACGAGACGAGTACAAATCTCAGGCAGAAGAAGGTCTACAGATTAAAGAATCTGTGCGAAAAGACCTACTAAATCAGCTATCTGACGAGGATCGTGAATTTGCGATTGATCTGTCAACTTCTAAGTTGCAGAAATTCGTAAAGCGGTCAATTAATCAGACAGTTAAAACGAATGAATCTTATTCTACTCCGATGCCTGATAGTTCAGTTAATCCATTCGTGGATATGACAAAGGAGCAAAGGCAGGGGAATTGGGGTAAGGTTATTCAAAACTACGCTAAAAAATAGCGTAGAAAGGTAAAACCTTATGGCATTATCAGCAGATTTCGCTGGTGCTTCAGTCACCGCAACCACTGCTGCCAACTTTGAATGAATTGGAGTTGTAAAACCTTGCTATATGCTGGAAAGCCCTTAGAGCTAAACATACCGACTGCCAAGTCATTAGGTGAAAATTGTTTAGATTGGGTAATCAGCAGGGAAGTGGTGGCTCACCCCTCAACGACTACACGCAAAGGCGTTATTATAACGAAGATATAGTCTGGACTCATGTGAGAGCATGAGAAATAGTTAGAAATAGCTATTCGCCTTGTATAAGGTCATAAAAGTAACAGGACGATTCCCGAGATTTGGACTGACGGAGTTAAGGCATACATAGAACGCAACCTTGTGTTCGAACAATGTGTGGATACTTCTTTGAATGGTCTGGTCAAAGGTAGGGGTGATGTGTTTCATATCCCGAAA